CATTCGGGCCTTTGCGGTCTGATACCCTAGCATGCGCTAGTATGTTCGGTTCATCGAAATGGGAGGATTGAAATTTTTTATCAATCGCTCTTTTCGCAGGGGTCAAACCAACCTTTTCAGCGATTTTTTTAACGATTGGATCGGACAGTTCTGCTTCAGTAAAAAATTCACCATTTGGTGAAATAAATCCTGCCTCTGTTTTTTGCGGCAGCTTCAGCTTGATCTCGCGGTAGTTATTACCGCCCTTCAACTGATACTTCTCATACTGCGTCTTATTTTCCTTCAGCCGATTGATGGCTCCCTCAGCATTCTGCTGCGTCTCAAACGGCCCTGCAATACGCTTGCCCGTATCGTTGAGCACGTAATGCTTGTTGTCATCACCCTTTTGAGTGACAAAGAAATCACTCTTGTGCGCCACACTCTCAGTGATCTTTGGCATGGGGTTCTCTGATGCAATGCGTTGCACATCAGGCAATCCCATCTTGCCAGTCATCTTCTGCTCAAGACCGCGATCCTCAATCTCCTGCGGCTTGACGCCATGGGTGTTGCGGATCATTGATAGGTATTGGTCGCCAGTCCCCTTGGCCTGACTCAGCTTGGATATGGCTTGATCTACCGGAGAGTAGAACGGCTGTCCACCGTCAGCCATGTGCATTAGGCCACCTTTGGCTTTAGTGATGTCTCTCTCTTTCGTATCGTATGTTCCACGGTTGCCTATGGCTGACTTGATCTTGTTTGGGTGAAACATAATCACTTCATGAGGATCACCACGACCATGTGGATCGGCATGCACTACGCTGTCATAGCCCATGTCTTTAACCTTCTTTGCCCACTCCTTGGGCATCAGCAATGGAAAAGATTTATCTCCACCGGCAAACATCTTTTGCGCTCGAATTAATATTTCAGGGTTATCTAATACCAAGGGATTCTTCGCCTGCACATGAACAGGCATGATTTGCACGCCTAGATTAGGATTGCGCGGATCACCAATGTTATGTCCTGCGGCTTGATACGTTGGGTCGGAGGATAACCAAGTAGCATGCCCACTGATTTCTGGGTCATTCCCACCGGGCTTGAATGCCTTGAAGTTACGCGGAGTAGCGTGATACAGGCGATCCTTGATCTTGCTGTCGGCAAGGAATTTCTCCTTGTTTGCCTTTGAATCCTCATACGTAGTTACACGTACGGAGTTCCCCTCACTATACGTTTCAAGTTCCTGCTTCATTTGCTCAAGGCTGGGCTGAACAGAACCGCCAGAAGATTTAACAGCCTTTGAAAATGCTTTGCCCATCGTTGTCAAATCGTGACTGTGCTTGACATCAAAGTCTTGTCGAGCGCGATAAAGTAATTTGGTTGCAATTTTCTGACGACGATTATTTTTTGATACATGCACATTCTGTATAACTGCCTTTTTACTTCTTGGGCCTAGAGTGCGTATTTGCATTGCGCCTATCGGTATATCGTTCTCATCATGATACAAATACCTATAAGACTTTTTGTTTGATGGGTAAGTAGATAACGCAGATTTGAATGGCCCATCATCTGATACTAGTTTTTCTTCGCCAACAATAGCTGAAGCGCCAACAGGCTGAAGCAAATCATTCTCAGGATGATTGACCCATCCGGGGGTGCGTGACGTATTTAATACATCGCCTACCAATGGTTTTGGCATTTTGGCTCCTTTTGCCATTGGATTATGCGCCTACCCCATCTGATCCTGCAATCATGCAGCATATGGGTTAGTCCTCGACTGCTTGTTGAATATCTCTGCATCGGTGATGTCGCTCTCATCATAGTCTTCTCGTTGCGGCGCGTCGATACTGATCCAGCCAGCATCACGAAGATATCGCAGCCCCTGACTGATGCAATCGACGAACTCGTCATGCACCGTATCTGGGAATGAGCATATCTGACTGACCATGCCTTCAGCCCAATCACGTACGTACCCTTTGCGATTGCTGCTCTCCGGCACCCAGACTCGACCGGCCTTGATGATGTTTGCCACAATGCTTAGGCGTTGGGTCTTGTCCGCGTGACCGGGGTTGTAGGCGTGAACCGGCAAGTGCGCCCGCTGCAAGTCCTGTATCAGCGAGATACCGGCGCTCTTGTCCTCCACCAGCAGCAAGTCTACCAGCTTCTTGTTCTTGCCCTCGCCATAGGCCACCTCGAACTCCTTGATCACCTTCGGTCGAAGGTCTGGATACTGCAGGTGTTCCTGCCAGCAATCCAAGATCATGACGCACATCCCTCCGTCCAATGGCTTGAATACGCCCAGCGTGATCGATCCGGTTGGGTCGTTGATCGTTTTGTCCGAGGTCGCGCAGTCGTAGGACTGTAGGACAAACTCCAGCTTGGGGAAGGGCTTGCCATCAGGCCAGAGCCGGAACCAGTCCCGCTTGACGATACCGGCCTCCTCGGGATCGATGATCTCGGCGTGAATCTCTTGCCTGCCAAGGTTCGTCCCCTCATACGCCAGAATCTGCTTCTGGAAGCTTGGGGCGAGGTTCTTGATGTTGGCATAGGTCGATGCCCGTGTGATCACTACGTCGTCACCCTCGCGCCCTATGAGGTCTAGGATGACATCCTTTGGCTTCGGTGTGGTCGAGCAGATCAGCTTGGTGTTCTTGCCCAGCCGGATGCCGAACTGGATCATGTCCCAGCTATCCTGCAGATACTCCCATGCCGCCAATTCATCCAGCCAGCCGCCGTGGAACTGTGGGCCTCGGAACCGCTCAGGCTCTGATGCCGGTATCCCCTTGATCAGCGATCCATTGACCAGATGTATCTCATGCAGACTGCTGTTGTATTTTTCTATCAGCACACTAGGGATCACCTTGAGCAAACCGGAATCTCCTTCATAGCAGGTTCCTTTGAGGTCTCCAGAAGTTGGAGCAGAGACCAGCCAGCGCGTGTTGGGTTGATCCCACGCCCATCCTGCAAGGCATTCAGCGGAGGCTCTGGTCTTACCGGCCCCCCGACCTGCGAGCATAAGCCAAATTGACCACCAGTCCCCAGCCGGTTCGATCTGGTGCTTGTGCGCCTGCAGCCGGAGCCACTTGAACTGCCAGTTGAATACCGCCTGCGCCTGTGGCGTCATCTTCGCGAACTCGGCCTCAGCCGATCCGTCGAGCAGAATGTCCTCGGCTACGCCCATCCTGATCCTTTACTCAGAGCAAGAGGTATAAGATTTCTTAACATACTAGTCAGACTAGAGTCTCCCTACTTTTAGTAGGGTCATTTCTCGGTCTGGCGCTGCAGTTTGATGTTCTTCAGTAGCTCGCCAAACACGTTCATGTTGTTCTCGATCACCACAGGGCTGGCGTCGTCTCCACCGTGGGTAATCCGATCGCCATACTTCTTCGGACGCAGCTTGCTGGCAGTCCACTTCCGCGCATCGACACGGTTCTTCTGCCACTGGATATAGGCCGAGTCCATCCTGACATCGATCAGGTTCCCATCCTTGTCGAATACCGGCGCGGTCTGGGGAGTTTCGTCAGCAATGGCTACGATTTCGTCAGCCATAGTTTCGGCCTGCTCCTCCCGCGCTCGCGTGTATTTCTCCAAGAAACTTGGCCTGCTAAACACCCATGAATACACTGTCTGCTGGCAGGGCATTCCTTCTTGGTTGCAGATTGACCTCAGAGACTCTCCTCCTGACAGTCGCATGCATATCGATGCTGCGAGTTCTTCTGTGTAGATTTGGGGTCTCCCATGGGGGAGACAGTCTGCTGGGTCTTTTCGTTTGGTCATGGCAGTCCTTTGTCGCGCAATCATTTCAGCGCATTGGGATAGAGTCTAACTCATTCTGCCTCCGATCTCAAAATGCGGTGTTCTGCGAACTTCCTATACGCCTTTAGGTTGATGTTCTCCTCCTTTAGGGTAGCAACCTGTGTCTTCAGGTGCTGGATCGTGCTGTTGGCTCTCTCTATCCATTCTGAGACCTCTTTGGGCATGGTGTAGAGAGTCTCCATCAATTGTTTTGGTTTCGCGGCTGGCTTGGCGGGTTTTGGCTTGGCTTTCTTCGCGGCCTTAGATTTCGTTGTCATTGATGTTCTCCAGAACGTGTTTGGCGTATTTGTATTCCTGCGTGTCTTGCAGGATCGGGGCCAGCCGGTCAATCACTGCGACCAGATTCTGTGCCGCCTGCAGCAGGTGCGTGCGGTCAAAGCGCAGTCCTTCGATCTCCTGCAGATCAACACTCATTTTCATCATTGTTTTGAAGCCTTCCATGTTGTTTCCTATCCTGAAATTGGTAGTATCAATTCGCGCCGAACGCGCACGCCATAAAGTTTTTTGAGTTCGCGCTCGACACGATAGATTTCGTCTATGTCGCCTGCAGGCGCTTCCCCTTTGATGCGTCCCGCCTTAATCAACCGATCTTGATACATTTTTGGAATCGGAAATGGAATTGCAAAATACTCAATTTGATTCCCAGAAATTTTAACGTCGTCATGGTGAACAATCATTTTAATACTCCTTGTTTGTTGTTGAATTTCGTAGGTGTGTATTGTCAACCTTTTGATGGCTAACAATGCGTTGGATAAACTCAAGTTTACCTGTTACTGCGTCTAGTGTTTTCCAAAGCCCAATTGACTGTGGTTGCGTTTCGGCAATTCGACTAGCCTCAAGCATTGCGTTCTTTGCCTTGGCTACCGCCTCGCCTATCCTGCGTTTCGCGTCTTCGTTCATTTCTGATACACCGAAAGCATGCCCGGGTTTACCCACTCGGCATACAGTTTGTGTTTGTCCAGCACATCGGTCAGCTTTGGGTTGACGTTGTCTCCACCCCAGAAGTCGAATCTACCGCACCCTGCGTAGTAGTTCACCCACATCTGGCTGTTCTCATCCTCCCCGCTGATGCTGAAGTTGCCCTTGTCGTCACCATGCTCAAAGACCGGCACGCCCAGCTTCTTGGCCTTATCG